TAAGCACAATTAAATTTTATGAAGCCTATCAAAACAACATTATTTTTAAAAACAACTATTGGAATAAAATATTTCCAGGCAGCAGCGTAGATGTGTATGAATGGGTGGGCAGCAGATATCTTCCTGCTCAGTGGAGCAGTTTGCAAGGCACCAAAGAAGGCTCTGCTCTTAATATCAGCGGCGTACCCAAGTATGGCAACAATGTATATGTGCAAAAGCAAGTGTATGATTTTGTGGCAGAGACTTTCAGTAACAGATATTACTATTGGGTGAAAAACAAAAAAGAAGTGCCAAACACACAAGGAAGAAAAATTGGCGCATTAGAAGTGGCTCAGCTGATAGAAGATCCTAAAAAACAAAAATATAGATTTGTTGCTCTACTCACAGACAACCAATTCACTCTGCACAATGCGAATGCACTATTGAGTGACGCAGACGTGGCCGTGAATTTTCAAATAAGAACAATTGATAATGAGCAATTGAACTCTCACAATCAATATCACCTCATCAGTGAAGGCATAGCATATAGCAAACCTAAAAAAGAAATTGAAGCAGTATGGTTCAACAGTTTGATAGGATATGATGAAAAAGATAGACCTGTGCCTGACATTGAAATCAGTAAAAAATACAGATATGGCACATTGAGAAAACCAAGACAGAGTTGGTTCGTAAACAGAGTAGAAGCACTGAAACAGGTGATAGAACGTGTGAACAACGTGTTGATTAAAAATTTAATCACTGACACATATGACATAACTGCTTTGAGTGCTTCAGAAAATACTCCAAGCACAGTAACAAGACTGTATGATTTACAAAAAGATACTCTAGCTGATTTGGCGTTTGTGGGCACTGCCAAAGTGGAACAGGCTGTGCTGAGACCAGTAATTCAAAACGCAAGAATTATCAGTGTGACCATACTGAATCCTGGCAGAGGATACAAAGTTGTACCAAGTTTCAACATAGTAGATAGCACAGGGTCAGGAGCAGATATTACAGCAACAATAAATCTTGCAGGCCAAATAGATTCTGTCACAGTGAACAGAACAGGCAGGAACTACAGCACAGCCACTCAGATTCAAGTGAGAAAATTCAGCGTGCTGATTAAAAATGACCCCGAAGCAGGAGGAAGATGGTCCATACATAGTTTCAATCAAAGCTCTAAAATATGGGAAAGAATTCGTGTGCAAAAATATGATACAAAAGCGTTTTGGAATTACAGCGATTGGTATGCTGATGGATTTAATCAATTCACAAAAATTGACTTCAGTGTGAACAATGCCTATGAATTACAGCTCATACAGGATGATGTTGGAGACGTGGTCAAAGTGCAAAATGTTGGCACAGGTGGATGGCTGCTGTTGTGCAAAAAAGACAATAAACCCAACGTGGACTACACAGTCAACTACAGGACTGTGGGCAGACAGAAAGGTACTATACAATTCAAATCTAATCTGTATGATTTCAATCGCAGCAATGTGGGTTACAACAGCACAGCATTTGACATATTCTTATATGACGCAGTGCCCGCTAATGAAACTAGAATAATTTTAGAAACACTGCGTGATAAAATATTCATCAAAGACTTAGAAGTTGAATATAACAAATTATTCTTCAGCAGCATGAGATACGTGCTGTCAGAACAACAATTTGTAGACTGGTTTTTCAAAAGCAGTTTTGTTAGAAGTCAACACAATGTGGGAGAACTGCAACAGAAACCTGTGTACAAAAATGACAATCTAATCAGCTACAAATCATACATTGATGAAGCCAAACCTTTCAAAACAAAAATTAGAGAGTATGTGAGTGCATATGAAGCAGTGGAAGATGCTGACACACTCAACACAGATTTTGACTTGCCTGCCACCTACAATGCAGCCACCAGACGTATTGAGGTCAGCACTGGTAAATTGACCGTGTCAGCCAGTGGTGTACCGCAGTTGTTGAATCCTAATTTAGTGGACACATACCCCAACAAACATTGGTTGGACAATGTTGGTTTCAAAATCACTAAAGTTTCAATACAAAATGCTGGTTCTGGCTATTTGGGAATACCAGTGGTCACATTGACTGGAGGTGGCGGCACAGGAGCCACTGCTGTGGCAGCTATCACCAACGGCAGAGTCAGCAGTATCACTGTTACCAATCCTGGCACAGGATATCTTTCCGCTCCCACAGTGTACATACAAGGACCATTATTGGCATCTGGAGTCACAGCAAAAGCATATGCCGTGTTGGGAGATTCTGTAATTAAATCCACCCACATCAGAGTCAAATTTGATCGTACCACAGGATCATTGTTTATCACCAATCTTGCTCGTACAGAAAACTTTATAGGATCAGGCAGTCAATTAAAATTCACATTAAAATGGCCTATCAATCTAAGATCCAACAAGATCAAAGTGATTGTGGATCAACGCACTTCATTATCGAGTGAATATGAATACAACAATGAAAACAACACAGAAAAAAGTTATTTGAGACAGAAAGGTTTCGTGCAATTCATTATTCCGCCTAAGTCTGGTTCTGCGATTCAAATTCAGTATGAAATAGACAGCAGTGTGTTGCACACACAGGACAGAGTAAATCTATTGTATAAACCCACAGATGGCATGCCAGGCACTGATCTTGGTCAGCTGATCGATGGTATTGATTATGGTGGAGTGGAAGTTCGCAGTTTAGACTTTGGTGGTGGCACAGGTTGGGACGCAGATCCATATTTTACCACCACTTGGGACACCTATGACACAACTTTTGAAGATGAAGTGTTTAGATTAGATGGCAGCACCAATCATTTCTATCTAGATCAACCTTTAGCAGCAGGTGTGCACTACAACATCTACAAAAATGGCGTGAGAATTGATGATCCTAACTATGGCACTCCATCACCAGTCACCAATCCTAATGCATTAATGAAAACAATTATTGGTGACGGCAGCACTGCTGAAGTACACATAGATGAGCAATTGATTCCAACTGTGGCCAATGATCTCATAGTGATTAGAAAATCCACCAGTGATGGTAGTTTCTTGCCAGATCCTGATGCCTACGACACTTTATTATCAGGAGGTGATCTAGCATACAGCACAGCACAAGGAGTGCTGTCACAGGAAATCATTGTGGATGGTGATGGTTTTGTCACTCCAACCACCAGCAAAGGTCCTGAAGAGTTGGTTCCTGGTCAAGTATTGGACACTGTGGACATACAAGTGTATGATAGATCAGGTGAAACAGGCAGCATGATCGCCAGTTACAATTACAAAGGTGATGATTCCACATCAATTTTTGCTGTGGACAGCCTACCACAAAGTCAAGAAGGTGTGTTTGTAAAAATTAACAATGTGATACAGGACTACAGTGCCTACACATTAAACTATGCCAATAAAACACTAGTGTTGAACACTGCTCCAGCGATGAACAGTAAAGTCAACATTATCACAATGAGCATTAATGGTGAAAGAATAGTTGATGTAGATCAATTCACAGGTGATGGCAGCACATTTATATTTGTCACAAGAGCCAAGTATGTGAATGCACTTAATTCTTTTGTGAAAGTGAATGGCCAAGATCAACAATATGTGATAGACGAAACAGACAGTTCTTATCAATTTCAAGGAATGGCTTTGATACGTTTTGGTGTGGCTCCGGCCATAGGTTCGGTGATCACCTACGTGATATATGCCAGTGTGGCTAAAAGTTTTAGCGAAGTCACACACGATGATTTCACAGGCGATGGTAGCACCACTGTGTACACATTAAGTCAATCACCTTTCAACCATCAACCATTAACACATCAGGTGGTGGTAAAAGTAGCCAACAGTGTGCTGAATGCAGGCTACAATGAAAGATTTGACGTAACTGCTGCCAGAGATTATTTTCTGAATACATGGCAATTGGCTCCAAGTAGTATTCTAAACACAAGCGTGAAGGCATTCCTGAACAATGTGGAATTATTAAGTCCAACACAATTTAGATGGAATAGTGCCAACAGCAGTGTTACTCTAGAAACAGGCATAGGTACCACAGGAGATCAGTTGAAAGTCTATGTGGTTGATGATGGCGACTACATTGTGAACAACAACACAATCACTTTCGACACAGCTCCTGCATTGGGTGCAAGTATTCGAATTTGGCAGTTCAGTAACCATGACGTGTTGGGCAGTGAAAGGATTAACTATGATGTGGTGGCTAGAGACTCATTAATTGTGAACACAGAAAATTATTTTGAATATCAAAATTTGACCAATGGTATTATTAGATTGAGAGAACCGGCCATAGATGCTCAGTATGCTTGGGTATCTATCAATGGAGTCACATTGAGTCCTAGTGTTGACTATAAAATAAGTAACAATCAAAATTTTATCAAGATCAATACCACCATTCAAGCCAACGATGTGATTGATGTGATACATTTTACTGCGCCCAAATACGTGGGTAAATTTGGATTTAGACAATTCAAAGACATGTTGAATAGAGTGAGTTACTTAAGAATGGGCAATGATCAAAAATATTTCCTATCCCAAACACTGCACTATTACAGTCAGGAAATATTTTTAAATTCAACTCAAGGATTGTATGAACCAAACACAGCATTAGGACGTCCAGGAGTGCTGTTCATCAACGGTGAAAGAATAGAATATTTCCGATTGTATTCCAATAGAGTAGGACAATTGAGACGCGGCACTTTAGGCACAGGAATCAGCACTGTGCATGAAATTGGCACAGAAGTGTTTGATCAATCAGCATTTCAAGTGGCTCCATACAGAGATGAAACTGTGTCAGAAGTATTTGTCAGCGATGGATCCACTGAGAATCTTACACTCAGTTGGATTCCATTGAGTGCCAACGAATTTGAAGTGTTTGTAAGTGGTAGAAGACTGAGAAAAAATGCTATCAGCAGTTACAATCCCACATTGGGCATGGACAGCAATGAAGGTGACCAAACACTGCCTGCTGAATTCACAGTGTCTGGCAGCAGCACCACACTTGCGCTGGCAGTGGCCCCAGCAGCGGGAACCAAAATAATAGTTGTGCGCAGATTGGGCAAATTGTGGAATGGCAGCGCGGCTACTCTGGGAGATACTCCTTTGAGTCAAACTGAAAACGACATAGCAAGATTCTTGCGTGCAAAACAGGTTAGTTTGCCATAATAAATAAGTATGAAACAAGGAACAAACAATGAATCAATTTAAAGACAGCAACGGCACACTGATACAGGGACACATCAAGATATTTGACCCCAACACAGGGGAAATCTACGTCAACAAGAGAAACGCCATTCATTATGAAAATATGAGTATATCCTTGGCGGAGAGTCTTGCAAATGAGGGTAGAGGATTCATAAATTCAATGGTATTTGGGACTGGTGGCACATACATAGATCCCACTGGCATTATCACGTATCTAACTCCCAACAGCACAGGCACTAATGCTGCTCTTTACAATCAAACTTTTTCCAAAGTGGTTGATGACAGTTCAGCCAGCAATATTGATCCAGTGAGAAACAAAATTGAAACCAGACATCTAAGCGGCACCAATTACACAGACATACTAGTGACTTGTTTATTGGATTATGGTGAGCCTAGTGGTCAAGATGCTGTGGACACTGCCACAGGCACAGAAGCATCTTTTGTGTTTGATGAATTAGGATTACAAAGTTATTCACCTTCAGGCACAGGTAGATTAATCACTCACGTAATTTTTCACCCAGTGCAAAAAAGTTTAAACAGGCTAATACAAATAGACTACACAGTTCGAATACAAAGTTTATCTGGAGCATAATAGATGGCATACACAGTAAATCGTACAGATTCTATTAATAATCCGCCAATCATAGTGGATGACGGCACAGTCAATCAACAAACCAGTTTGTCACTGCCAGGAAAAAATACCACATCATATGGTACTATCATAGCAGAAAATTTCGTTAAACTTTTAGAAAATTTTTCAAAAAACACAGCTCCTGTGAATGCTTTGGAAGGTCAATTGTGGTATGATACCACAGTGGGCGTGGATCAGTTAAAAATTTATGACGGCACACAATGGGTAGCAGCAGGTGGTGTAAAAAAATCCATCAACGAACCCGGAGCAGCGGAAAGTGTGTTGGGTGATCTTTGGGTGGACACTGACAATCAACAATTGTATCTGTTCACTGGATCTGGATGGATCCTAGTGGGCCCAGAATTCAGTCAAGGACTCAGCACAGGCACCAAACCCATTCAAATCATTGGCACTGACAATCTAACTTACAACGTGGTGCTGATTGAAATAGATACCAACCCTGTGGCAATTATTGCAGCTGAACAATTCACTCCCAAAGCAACCATAGCAGGTTTTACTCAGATACTGCCAGGAGTTAATCTAAGTTCGACCAATCCGGCTGAAACCACCAACAAATATTATGGCACAGCATATGCAGCAGAAAATTTAATAGCTGAGGACAATGAAGTAGTAGGCGGCAGCAATTTTTTAAGAAAAGACGTAGATAACGTGGCCGTAGGAGAATTGAGAATCAACAATGATGATGGCATAAACATTGGTAACAGTGCATCTTTTAATCTTGGAATTGAATCCCAGTCAGCTGTGTTTGCACACAATACATCAGGTGCCAGTATAGATTTTAGAGTGAATGACGAAGGGGTAACAAAAACAGTGTTGAGAATTGATCCCACCACAAATGTGGGTATCAATACTCTTTCACCAGATGAAGCACTTGATGTCACAGGTAATGTGCACATCAGCGAAGAATTGTATGTGGATGCAGTCACCGACAGCACAAACATAAGTTCAGGAGCAGCAATCATAAAAGGTGGAGTGGGCATAGCCAAACAATTATTTGTTGGTGGTGCTACCACTTTGCAAGACGATGTCACATTGGAAAACATTTATCCCAGCACTAACAATACATTTGATATAGGTTCCTCTGCAAATAAATTTTTGACTGTGCATGCCAACAGTTTTGTGGGTAACCTAGTGGGCAATGTCACAGGCACAGTGAGCGGAGCTTCTGGCACTGCAAACAAATTGACCAGTGCTAGCACCTTCCAGATGACTGGAGACGTGTCAGCCACCAGCTTTGCTTTTGATGGACAAACAGGAGGATTAACAAAAACATTTGCTACCACAATCAGCAACAGTTTCATCGCCAGCAAGGATGCTAAATCCTCAAGTCAAAGCAGTGACGAATTCATATTCAACAGAACCATAGGTGACACAGGTGTATTCAAAATCACACGTGACAATCTATTAGCGGCCATTGTGCCAATGCCCACAGGCGTAATTTTGCCATATGGTGGTGCCACAGCACCAGCATATTGGTTGATGTGCGATGGCAGTGAAGTGGACAGATCCACATATCCAGAACTGTATGATATAATAGGCAACAGTTTTGGAGCTCCCAGCTCTGCTTCTGTGTTTAAACTGCCTGATCTTAGAGGACGAAATGCTCTAGGAGCAGACAACATGGGTGGCACATCTGCAAACAGAGTGACCAATGTGGCAGCGGACAGTGTGGGTGGATTCAGTGGCACAGAAACTAAAACTATCAGCATTGACAATTTACCAGAACATGAACATGATTTACGAGGTCCATCAGGTGCGCAATACTATGCAATTAGAAATGTACCAGGCATTGCTGCAGGTGAAACCACTGCTATAGTGTTTGACGCTCCAACAGGTTCGGGACAAGCCAGTGCGCTGCCCACAAGTGGTGGAGTGAATCATCCAACAGTTGGCGTGCCACAGGATGTGATGAATCCTTATGTGGTGGTAAATTACATAATATATTCAGGACAGGCACCATAACATGAGCTATAGAATCAACAAAACTGACGGAACACTGCTAGTAGATCTTGTAGACGGTTCTATTAATAGTTCAGCAGCAGATATCACTCTGATAGGTAGAAACTACAAAGGCTTTGGTGAAATAATCAACGAAAATTTTGTAAAAATTTTAGAAAATTTTGCCAGTTCATCTGCTCCAAGCAATCCTTTGAGAGGTCAGTTGTGGTTTGATACTTCAGACAACAGATTAAAAGTTTACAACGGCACAGCATTCACCAGCAATGGCATCATTGTCAGTCAGACTCAACCACAGATGACTGCAGGAGATATTTGGCTGAACAATCTAACCAATCAAATGTATTTCTTTGATGGCACTGATCTAGTGTTGGTAGGTCCTACCTACACACAGGCACAGGGCGTGAGTGGTTTTGTCACACAATCGATTCTATCCACTCTACAGCAGACAAAGACTGTGATTAAATTTTTTGTGGGAAACGTTTTAATTGGAGTGTGGAGTGCTGCAGAATTCACTCCAGTCACCAGCCAATTGATCACAGAACTGGTGTCCGGCAGCAATCCCACTGGCATTATTCGTGTAGGATTCAACACCACCAACGATGCATACAAATATTTAGGCACTGCCAGCAAAGCAGAAGCATTACTCAACGGAGTAGGCACAACCATTCTAGCTGATTCATTATTGAGATCAGATGCAGATGATGTGACCACAGGATCTTTAAAGATTCAAAACAATTCAGGATTGACCATTGGTTTGAATGAAAATTTAATATTGAAACACAGCAGTGCTGCGTTGCCTAACGCCAGCATAATTTTGCAAAACGTCGCCAATGCAGACATTGCTATTAATGCAAAAAATCCTGCTGAATACACAGCTATTTTTGTGGACAGCAGTGCTGCACGTGTGGGAATATTCAACACCACTCCTGCATATGCTTTGGACATCACAGGTGATGTGAGAATTCAAGGCAACCTAATCACCAGTGGTTCCAGCACATCGGTCACAGCAGAAGATTTAAGAGTAGAAGATAAAACCATTGAACTGGCAACCATTACTGGTGCAGCATTGGGCAATGATGCATACATAGATGGTGGTGGTATTGTGCTGAAATCCACAGCAGGAGACAAAACATTATTGTGGCAGGATTCCACAGACACTTGGAAAAGTTCAGAACATTTTAATCTTGCCACAGGCAAAGAATACAAAATCAATGGCACCACTGTGCTCAGTGGCACAGCATTGGGAGCCACAATCACCAGCGCTCCAGGTTTGGTAAGCACAGGTGTGTTGACTTCACTCACAGTGGACAACATAACAATTAATGGACAAACCATCAGCAGAGCAGCCAGTGGCACTCCCACTGATCAGTTGATATTACAGAGTCCACATCCAATATATGTGACAGATGGCATCACTACGCAAAGGATCACCAATCTAGGAGTGCCCACAGCAAACACCGACGCAGCCAACAAGCAGTATGTGGATACCTACACACCAGTCAGTCTGGTGTTGGATATCACAGGTTTTTCAGCACTGGCAGGCGGTGTGAACGGTTCCATTGCCTTGGTATTGGGAGATCTTTATCCTACAACTGCATACACAGGAGCAGGATTTGGAATTCCAGCCAGCATAAATGGAAGACTGGCCAGAGTGCACTGTGTGGAATTTGGAGCACTCACAGTGAACGTGCCTTTTGCCAATTTGAATTCATCTTTAGACAAGGCCACCACTGCAGTGGATCAAACACTGAACGCTGCACCCAACACTGTGTTGGCAGTGGCCACCCAGCTCAACGTGCCCAGCTTGGCCAGCGGCAGAGTGCGAATCACCACAACCACTGGACATTTTTATGAAGTGGGCAACACAATCACCATATCAGGCTGTGCTGGTAGCAACGGTTTTGCAGCATCAGGTATAGATGGAGTATATGTGATAGAACAAGTGATAGCAAATGCCATACCAAGCACACAGTTTGTGATTGATGTGAGTGCAACAGTAGCCACTATTAACACAGAAACAGGAGCCAGTTACACAGCCAGCTCTGCTAGCACCACTAGAACTCCTCAAGTGGGTAATTCCAACAAAACTGTGTTAAATGACGTATCCTTTGATATTGCAGTGGCAGGTGCTGTGTCCAGTGTGGTAAGCAGAACACTGAAACAATTCATTGTTTCAGGTGGTACTTGGACTTTCCACAGCAATTTAACATCGAGCGTGTAAGATAAATAAACTTGTAAAGAAAACATATGCCATATCAAATAGACAGATTTAACGGGGTTTTATTGGCCAACATTGAAGATGGCACAATTGACCAAACCACCAACTTGAAATTAGTGGGTAAAAACTATGCTGGATATGGGGAAATACAAAACGAAAATTTCGTACATTTATTAGAAAATTTTTCAGGAGCCAATCAGCCTAGCAGACCACTATCAGGCATGCTGTGGTTTGACAGTGCCACCAACAAATTAAAGTTTTATGATGGCACTAAATTTAGAACTACTGGCGGTGCAGAAATTGGCACATCTCAACCAGCTGGATTGACCACAGGAGATTTTTGGTGGGACACCGCTAACAATCAATTGTATGCCTACAGCGGCAGCAGTTTTGTGTTGGTTGGTCCTCAAGGAGTTGGAGCCACAGTCACAAATTTAAAAAGCAGAACAGTAAAAGATTCATTCAACGTCAATCAACCCATCATTGAAGCAATTGTTGATGGTGTCACTATATTTTTAATCAGCAAATCAGAATTTGATATTTTAACCACTGATCCTTTGAATCTCATCACAGGTTTTGACAAAGTAAGAAAAGGTATCACCATGGTGAACACGCTCAATGCAGCAGGTGGGGTCACCACAACTGATCATAGATTCTGGGGTACAGCAGCAAACTCATTGAAACTGGGTGGAGTACCTGCAGCCAACTTCCTACAAGTGGGTGGCAATACAAATTTTGATGACACAGGATACACAGTGGGAACCGGCAATGACCTGCGAGTGAACATTGTGAATGGCAACGAAGCAAAAGTTATTAATGAAGTAGGTGCGATTATAAAACTAGGAGCTGGCAACGTGCATTCAGTCAGCATCACTGCTGCAGGCTTTATTCCAGCAGTGGACAGCACATATGACATTGGCACCAACGCAAATAGATTTGCCAATGTGTATGCAGACAACATATATGGTTTATCAGAAAAAGCATCAGCCATTAATTTAGGAGCCACAAACTATTTGGGCAGCACCACAGCCACTTCAAACTCTGTGGCATTGAGAGATGCTTCTGGCAATTTGGCTGCAAACATATTCAATGGTATTGCCACACAAGCAAGATATGCGGACTTGGCAGAAAAATATTTGGCGGATGCCACATATGAAGTGGGAACAGTTTTAATGATCGGCGGAGATAAAGAGGTGACAGCAGCCATTCTGGGTAAACCTGTGATTGGAGTGGTCAGTGCTGCTCCAGCATTCTTAATGAACACAGATCTGCAAGGTGGCACCACAGTTGCAATCAAAGGTAGAGTCCCAGTCAAAGTAAAAGGCGTTGTCAGCAAAGGCGATAAAATTGGTATCAGTGCTGAAGCGGGAGTGGGCAAGGTTGTCACTGAAGGTGAGTATTTTGCCGTTGCTTTGGAGTCAGATCCTCGCGAAATAGTCACATTTGTTGAGTGCTTCATAAAATAAATTACCAAAATGTATTCTAGAATTCACCAGGGCAAATTTATCCCAACTAAATAGAACATATGGCAGTAGGTGATCTAATAACAGCAGCAAGATACAATGCGATGCAAGGTCAAGTGTCTAACATATTGGGCACTGGCTCAGGCGACAAAGGTTATGGCCAAACTCTCACCAGCTCTCAAGTGGCAGTGGCACAGTTGATTGAAGACAGTCATATGAATGATTTGAGATCGGACATACGTAAGGCATATCTGCATCAGAACAACAGCTATCCAACATTGAACGTGGTTACCACCAGCGACATAGTGACTGACAACACGCTGCCTAACTCTTATGCAGTGTTTGAAAATTTATCTACCAACATAGACACAAACAGAAACACCATCAGTGCCAGCAGATTGACCACAGGAAACACAGCCAGTTCATATGTGAGAACCACTGTGTGGAATGCCACCAGAGTGGGCACATTCACAGTGACCTTTGGCACAACTAATCATGCTAGACATTTTTTCAATTCAGGTGGTGCAGTGCAAATAGATATCAACATATCAGGCAGTGGCGCAAGCAAAGTGTCTGACTGGAACACTATGTATTCTGGCATGGGCACGCTGACATTTGCCAACAATGCCAGCAGCAGATCAGGTGCAGGCGGCACGTTGACCAGTTCAGTGGCCTACACCACATTGACCACATCTTTTCAAACAATTTACACCAGCACAGGTGCAGGTGCATATGCAGCAAACAACTACAACATACAAGCAAGATTTACAGATGCTTTCAATCTTGTGATACAATTTCAAATCACACTGAATGACGCAGCAGTTGGTACCATAGATGAAGATGTGAATGGCAACCTTAACATTAATGTGAATAGACGCATAGCCAATGCTGCATTGGCTGATCCCATCATAATCACAGAACCAACTTTTGGTGCCATGAGTGGCACAGTGACCACATAGTTTACCAAATTACATCACACCTATCAAATTATCATCTAAATATTTGAAACAATTGACTTTTTACAAAAAGTGTTTTATACTTGCATAGTAAAATCATGAAAAAAAATATAAATGCTATTGAAATTTTGGAGATGTCTATTGCCACCCAAAGTTTCAACAATCAGTTGCAGATTCTGCAGGATAAATTTTTGGACAGCAACATATGGTTTCATCAGGGTCATCAATTCACTGTGAATGAAAAATTAATTGCACTCTGTAAAAATTATCTCAATGAACAGCGACAGTCTGACGTGATTTTGTTGGATGATTATAGGCTGCCAGTGCTGGTATCAAATTTGCAGGAGTTTTATGATGAAATTTGGAACCTGTATCAAGGCAATCTTAATTCCTACCACACTGAATACAACAGATTGATTCAGGAAAGAGGCAAAGTGCAAATCACATGAGCAATCAAGGGGTGGTGATGTTTGCATACAACAACAACACCATAGATTATATCAAACAATCCATATTTGCTGCTGTGCAGGTAAAAAAAATTCTTAATTTGCCTGTCAGTTTGGTAACCAGTGCACAAGGTTCTGTACATCTACACAATAAATTTAAAAAATATAGCACAGTGTTTCAACACGTGATCATCAACGATGATAACACACAATCACAATTGAGGGATTTTTACAATGGAGCATTGAATAAAATCAGCGATCAATGGCACAACCAATTGCGTTCATCTGCCTATGCATTGACTCCCTATGAAGAAACATTGGTTATGGACACAGATTTTATTATTGGCAACAAAAATTTACTGAAATGTTTTCACAGCAAACAAGACTTTTTAATCAACCAACATGCCAAATATATCAACCGTCAACATAAACCAGAATATCAAATAGAAAATATGAGCGACACAGGCATCAAAATGTATTGGGCTACTGTTTTCTTTTTTAGAAAAACGCCACGTGTGCAGAAATTGTTTGAATTAATAGCCCACATCAAACACAATTGGGCATATTATAGGTTTATTTGGACAATACATGAAAAAAATTTTAGAAATGACTATGCTTTCAGTATGGCACTGCACGAAATCAATCACAAACAACGCAGTTTCTGGCCACAGCAGTTGCCTGACTCTTTATTTTATATCACAGATAGAGATGTGGCTGTGAGTTTCAAAGACAACAAATGGCATCTACAGCTGATCACAGCAGAAGGCCTGCTGGATACATCAGCTGTCAACATAAATTTGCATGTGATGAACAAATTTTCATTGGATGGCATAATAAATTCAGGAGTGCTTCAATGATCACTCGCGGTTTTTGTACATTTGTGCAGCACAATGATCAAGTGGATTATATGAAACAAGCATATGCATTGGCTTTGTCAACAAAAATACACATGCCATCAGCGAAATTTTGTCTTATTACCAATGTCAAAGTGCCCTCCCACATGATGAAAGTGTTTGACCACGTGTGTGATATTCCTGGCAGTGATGATGCTGTGAACGACTCATGGAAAATAGCCAATAGGTACAAAATTTACAGTGTAACTCCCTATGATGAAACGATCATAATGGACGCCGACATGTTGATATTGAATGATATCAGTCATTGGTGGAACTTTCTCAGCAACTACAATTTGTATTTTGTCAGTCAAGTGCGTACCTATCGCGATGCAGTATCTGATAATAGTTTTTATCGCAGAACATTTGTTGAAAATCAACTGCCTAATTTGTATTTTGGATTGCACTTTTATAAAAAAACCAAGAAAAACAAAATGTTTCTTGAAATGTTAAAAACTGTGCTGCTGACCTATCAAACATTTTATGAAAAATTCACGCCAAAACATCAGCAAAATTGGCGCAGTATGGATGTGAGTGGTGCCATCACATCAAAAATAATGAACAACGTGCATGAAATCACATCGAAAAATTCATACGTGACTTTTACTCATATGAAATCACATAATCAACATTGGACGTATCCTACCACACACTGGATGGAAAAAGTAAATGTGTATTTCAATGAAGATTGTGAAATAAAAATAGATAATTTCTTACAAAAAGGAGTGCTACACTATGTAGAAAGTGAATTTTTAACTGACATGTTGTTGCAATCATTGGAAAAAAAATATTATGAACACACAAACTAAAATGTTTGTACAATTTGATCCTGCCACAGGACGTTGTCTAGGATGCAGCACTACTCAAATGCCAAACAGCATGGAAATAGAATTAAATTTGGGTGAAAAATTTATCATGGGCATGGAAAACATGAGCAATTATGAAGTGCACTATGACAATAGCAGTTACAGTTTGAGAAAAAAAGGAGTTTTGCAGCACATAGATTCCAACAACACTGTATCCACCACTGAAATCATTAATCCAAATGTGTATAAAATACCTGACACACACCAAAATGATTCGGCCATATGTATCACTGTGAACAAAACACTTAATCGCATAGAATTTTCTGCTTCTAGTCGTTTTAAAAAAACACTACAAGCATTTAATCCTGATGATCAAAATAGATCCCATATGTTTTATTGTTGTAAACGCAATGATGCCACACAAATACTTAATATCTTTGAAGTAGATCTTAAAATGCTGTGTGATCAAGACAGTGTGAATTATGATTGGCAGCAAGATTATAACATTGATTTCTATTGTAAAAAAATATTCGACTATGGAGTTGTAAGAACACATGGATAAAATTGCTATCAAAGACTGCGATATAATTTTTCTAAGTTATGATGAACCCAATTGTGAAAAAAACTACGCGGATCTTGTGCGAAAAGTACCTTGGGCCAAAAGAATACATGGCGTGCATGGTTCAGATACTGCACACAAGGCCTGTGGTGAGCTGTCAAGCACACATTATTTCATGACTGTGGACGGAGACACCCAATTAGACCCAAAAATATTAGATATGGAAATAAATCTGAAACAAATGGGCATGGATGACACTTGGATATTCAGTTGGTGTGGGCACATCAATGTGAATGGTTTAAGATATGGTAATGGAAGTTTAAAATTGTGGACCAAAGACTTTGTTAAAACTATGAAAACTCACGAAAATTTTGCAGGACAGGACAGTAATGAGATTGAATTTTGCTTCTTCAAAAATCTTTTCCAATTTAATGAAAATTTTTCAACCAGTTATGTCAACGCCACTCCCAAGCAAGCATGGCGTGCTGGATTTCGTGAAGGAGTGAAAATGAGTATCAATAAGAATGTAAAAATTAAATCTAAAAACGAACTATGGTGGCAAAATGTGCACAGATTGTGCATATGGATGACTGTGGGTTGTGATGTTGAAAACGGAATTTACAGCATATTGGGAGCAAGAGAAGCCTGCAACAGAATATTTGCGCCGGCTGCAACTCCTTGGGACTTTACTGAGGTGAGAGACTTCAAAAAATTAGAAGATCTTTGGATCAGTAGTTCACATGGACTTGAAAACAATCAACAGATATTGGATAAGATATGTTTTTTAGGCAACAATATAAAAAAACACATTGATCTAGATTTTCCAACACACCCTTTGATGGATGAACAGAGCGACTTCTTCAAAAAAGTCTACATTAACACACCAAGGACCATAAGGAAAACCATATGATGTTTGATATAATGTTCATAAGTTATCAAGAATCAAACGCAGATCACAATTGGCAAATGTTAAAGCAGAGATTTGGATTTGCGCAGCGGGTACATGGTGTCAAAGGCATACATGAAGCACACAAACAAGCTGCCAACAGGAGCATCACTAAAATGTTCTGGGTGGTTGATGCAGATGCAGTGATTGAACCTGATTTTGATTTCAAATTTGTGCCTAAACTATATCATCTACAAGCAGTGCACGTGTGGCGCAGCAGGAATCCAGTGAATAATTTAGAATATGGCTATGGAGGAGTAAAATTACTGCCAAAAAGAAAAACCATGCAGATGAATATGGACAGCACAGATATGACCAGCAGTATTTCAGATTGGTTTATTCCTATGCCACAGATATCAAATGTCACAGCCTTCAACACAGATGCTTTCAGTGCATGGAAGTCAGCTTTTAGAGAGTGTGTAAAACTGAGCAGTAAGATTATTGATCGACAGAATGACGTAGAAACAGAAAAAAGATTGCACATATGGTGTAATGAAGGCAAAGAAAAACCTTTTGGTCGACAAACAATACAAGGGGCAGTGTTAGGCAGACAATATGGTGAACAACATAGAGGAAATCCTACTGCTTTGAAAAAAATAAATGACTTTGCATGGCTGCAAGCACAATTTGAAAGCTCAACACATGATTGATACCAACATTCCTTTTGAAGATATCCAAAGTTTTGGACAAAAAACCATGTTGAACAGCAAATTATTTTCTGTGAGTTGGATTCTAGCACGTTTTTGCAATTATGATTGTTCTTACTGTTGGCCTTATGCCAAGAGCAAAACAAAAGATCATAGATCATTGCAGGTTTACACCAACACTGTGGATGAAATAAAGAGACAGGCTAGATCAAATGGATTTTCCAACTTTCATTTCAGTTTTTCAGGTGGTGAACCCACTGCATACAAGGATTTTTTAAAACTGATACAACACTACAGTG